TCGAGCGCCTAGCTAATGGCGAAGCTTTGGCGCGCATTTGCCGTGATGCGCATATGCCGCACTTCAGCACTGTGTGGCGCTGGGAAGAGGATGACGAGGAATTCCGCAAGCTTTCCCTACGTGCGCGTGAACACGGGACGCACTACATGGCGGACGATTGCCTGCGTATTTCAGACGACGAGGACTTAGATCCCGCTGACAAACGCGTTCGCATTGACACGCGCCTTCGCCTTATCGGTAAGTGGAACCGCAAGGTCTATGGCGACAAGACCCTGATCGGCTCCGATCCTGACAATCCCCTGCCCTCTGGCATTGATGTGACGTTCCGTGGAACGCAAGGCAGTTGAGCTTCCTGACTATGGCAAGCTGCTGTGGGAGCCGTTTAGGCACCTAGGCTTGCATGGTGGGCGCGGAGGCGGGAAGTCTCGCACGATTGCGACTGCGCTCGTTATACAGGCCACACAGCGCCATGAGCGGGTGTTGTGCGGGCGAGAGATACAGAAGAGCATCAAGGACAGCGTGAAGCGCCTGCTGGAGGACGAGATCGACCGGCTTGGGTTGCGTTCTGTGTTCACCAGCACTGAGACCGAGATACGCGGCCCGAATGACAGCCTGTTCCTGTTTAGCGGGATCAAGGGCAACGCAAACGGAATTAAGTCGATTGAAGGTGTGACCACGTTCTGGGCCGAGGAAGCGCAGACGTTCTCGCAGGCTTCGATTGACACGGTTATCCCGACAATCCGTGCGCCTAACTCCCGACTTATCTGGTCGTGGAACCCTGACCAGCCGACAGACCCGGTTGACGTGCTATTGCGCAATCCCGCAGGCCCGCCGCCTAATAGCATCGTGAAAGAGGTGAACTACACGGACAACCCGTGGTTCCCTGAGGTGCTGCGCGAGGCGATGGAGTATGACCGCTCGCGTGACGTTGAGAAGTGGCAGCATATTTGGTGCGGCCAGTATCGGCGGAACAGCGAAGCGCGGGTCTTTAAGAACTGGCGGGTTGAGGAGTTCGATAGCCCGACGAACGTGGATTACAGGCTAGGTGCTGACTTCGGGTTTAGCATCGACCCTTCCTGCGCTGTCCGGTGCTGGATTAGCGGGCGAGAGATATACATCGACTATGAGGCTTGGGGCTTGGGCGTTGAGATCGACCACCTGCCCGCGCTGTTTATGTCTATCCCTGACGCTGAGAAGTGGCCGATGGTGGCCGATAGCAGCAGGCCGGAGACAATTAGCTATCTGCGGCGCAATGGCTTCCCTGTGGTTATCCCGGCGACAAAGGGTGCGCGCTCGGTTGAGGAAGGCATCAGCTGGTTGAAGTCATACGATCTGGTCGTGCATCCCCGGTGCCAGCATTTGATTGACGAGTTGACCGTCTACAGCTGGAAGGTTGACCCGATGACAGGCGTTGTGCTGCCCCAGCTAGAGGACAAGGACAACCACCTGATCGACGCGCTACGCTACGCCGTGGAGGCTGTGAGACGGGCTGAGAGCGCCGCGCCGAAGGTTGACTTCGTGCCGATGCCTACGGTTAATCGCTGGTGACTTTGCAAAAGGATGCGATTGTGCTAAATCCGTCATGTAATTGCAAGGGTGTTTGATGGCGCGTCCGAATAAAGAAGAGCGGCTGGCGAAGGTTCACGGCGAAGCGCGGGCGATGTTCAACCGCGTGTGGTCGAGCACGCAAGAGACGCGCAAGCAGTGCCAGGAGGATCGGCGCTTTGCTACTGTGCCGGGTGGCCAGTGGGAAGGGCGACTGGGAGACCAGTTCGAGAACAAGCCCAAGCCCGAGATTAACAAGGTGCAGACTGCGCTGATGCGCATCTACTCCGAATATCGCAACAACCGTATTGCTGCGGATTTTGTGCCGAAGGATGGCGCGACCGAAAAGGACTTGGCCGACATTTGCGACGGCCTGTATCGTGCGGACGAGCAGGACAGCTGCGCAGAGGAAGCTTACGATAACGCTTTCGATGAGGGCGTGACTGGCGGCATTGGCGCATGGCGACTGCGGGCTGAGTATGAGAACCCGCTGGATGATGAGGACGAACGGCAGCGCATCCGGTTCGAGCCGATCTTTGACGCGGACAGCAGCGTGTTCTTTGACACGGACGCACGGCGGTTCGACAAGTCCGACGCCAAGCATTGCTGGGTTGTGTATTCGCAGGAGCGTGAGGCTTACGTGGCCGAGTGGGGCGATGACCCGGCTTCGTGGCCGAAAGACACCGAATATCAGGAATTCGATTGGTGCACGCCCGAGCTGGTGTATCTGTGCGAGTATTACCGCGTTGAGGACAAGCCTCACACTGTCCATGTGTTCAAGGGCATGGACGGGGAAGAGGTGCGCTATAGCGACGAGGAACTGATCGAGGCCGCTGATCTTGAGGGTGAGCAGGAGAACGTCGAGAGCGCCATTGGTGTGATGACGCTCAAGGGCTTCATGAAGGTGCGTGAGAAGCGCGTTAAGAAGCGCCGTGTCCGCAAGTATATCATGTCTGGCGGCAAGGTGCTTGAGGACTGCGGTTATATCGCAGGGCCGAATATCCCGATTGTGGTGTTCTTCGGCAAGCGTTGGGTGGTTGACGGCGTGGAGCGTTGTCAGGGCCACGTAAGGCTCGCCAAGGATGCGCAGCGCATCAAGAACATGCAGTATGCGAAGCTGATGGAGCTTACCGCCCTGAGCAGCACGCAAAAGCCCATTATGACCCCTGAGCAGGTTGCGGGCTTCCAGCTTATGTGGAGCGAGGACAACCTCAAGGATTATCCCTACCTGCTGGTTAACCCCGTCACTACGCCTGATGGGCAGAAGTCGCCGCAAGGGCCTGTTGGCTATACCCAGCCGCCCGCTATTCCCCCGGCACTGGCCGCGCTGTTGCAGGCTTCCGAAGTCGATATGATGGACATTCTTGGCCGTCCTCAGGATGGGCAGGAAGTCGTCTCGAATATGTCCGGCAAGGCTGTGGAACTCATCCAGCAGCGTCTGGATATGCAGGCCTTTCTCTACATGAGCAACTTTGCGAAGGCGATGCGCCGCTCGGGTGAGATTTGGCTGGGCATGGCCAAGGAGATTTACGTCGAGCCTGATCGCAAGATGAAGATGCTTGGCGAGATGATGAACGTTGAGAGCGTGACGCTTGCCGAGCCTATCATTGGTGAGGACGGGAAGCTTACGACCCGCAATGACCTGACCCGCGCTGACTGCGACCGTGCGTGCGCTGACTGGCGTTATGCAGATGGTGACCGACCCCGCCGAGGCGAAGATTTTGCAGTCGCTGATCCTGATGAACATGGAAGGCGAAGGGCTTTCCGAGGTGAACGAATACTACCGCAAGCAGCTTGTGGGCCTTGGTGTTCTGCCGCCTAACGAGGAAGAGCGGGAGGCGATGGAGGCCGCAGCGCAGCAGCCGCAAGAGCCTGACCCTCAGGCGGTGTTCCTTGAGAGCGAGGCTGAGAAGAACCTCGCGCAGGCCGAACTTGACCGCGCCCGTGCGCTTGAGATTGCCGCTAAGGTTGACAAGACCGTTGCCGAGATCGACAACGTTGACGCGGATACGGCCAAGAAAGAGGCTGAGACGCTCAAGATGTTGAGAGGCGAGCCGCCCGCGCCTTAATGACGGGTGAGTAACAGGTGATGCATGAGCGAAGAAGCAGAAGTTATTGAGCCGATCGAGGTTGAGGAGACCGAGGTCGAGCAGGAGAGCGCGCAAGAGGGAAGTGAAGTTTCGGAGGGCGCACCGGAGGACATGGGGCTTGTCGTCGAGATTGGCGGCAATGAGGTTACCGATGAGCCTGAACACATCACGGAACTGCGCCGCCGCTATCGTGAGCAGCAGAAGCGCCTAAAGGAACTGGAGGCCAAGGCATCCAGCAATGCGCCTGCTGCCGCTGCGCTTCCGCCTAAGCCTACGCTTGAAGATTGCGACTATGACGCGGAGGCCTTCGAGCAGAAGCTGGCCACGTGGTATGACGCAAAGCGCGAGCATGATGCGCGTGAGGCCGAGGTAAAGGCGGTTCAGGAGCGGGCCGAGCAGAAGTGGCAATCGCGTCTGGCGTTCTACGACGAAGGCAAGAGCAAGCTTGGCGCGCAGGACTATGACGAGGCCGAGGCGACTGTGGCTGAAATCCTGTCCGCGCCGTTCCCCGGCATTCTGGCCGAGGATGTCCGCATTGGCATCATCAAGCAGGGTGCGGCTGATCCGGCTGCTTTGGTTTATGCGCTGGGCAAGAACCCCGCCAAGGCCAAGGAACTGGCGGCGATTGATGACCCCGTGGAATTTGCGTGGAAGGCTGCGCGACTGGAGGCAAGTATGAAGGTTGTGCGTGGCAAGGCACCCCCGCCTGAAAAGCGTGTTAGCGGCGGTGTTGCAGGTGTCTCGGGCGCGCTTGATGATACGCTTGAGCGCCTTCGTGCTGATGCTGCCAAGACTGGCGACTTTAGCAAGGTGATGGCCTATAAGCGGCAGCATCGCGGCTAGGCTTGCAATGGCCGCTGGGTTGGTGTAGTAAGGGCTTGGCAGTATTCAGCCTCGCCAACTGATCCAGCGGCCCCCACCATGCCCTGAATGGTGAGTAGAGAACCGCGCTTAGGCGTATATTTTTACTCACCATATAGAAGGATCATGGTGAAATGCCGAATTTCTTTAGTAAAGAGGAAAGGGTCGCGTTTGAGGACATCCTCGGCGGCTTTAACGACGCTCTCGTAGAGTCCAAGCAGGTTGCCAAGTATGGCACCGATGGTCAGCTGATGGAGCGTGCAAACGACACCATCTGGCGTCCGATGCCTTACATCCTGACCTCGCAGAGCCGCACCATCGGCACCGCTGTCACCCCGCAGGACGTCACCCAGCTGACCGTTCCGTCGCGCCTTAACCAGCGTCGTAACGTGTCGTGGAACATGACTGCCCTTGAACTGCGTGATGCGCTTCAGGAAAACCGTCTGGGCACCGCTGCCTATCAGCGCCTCGCCTCGGACATCAACACCACGGTTCGCAACACCGCCGCGCTTCAGGGCACGCTGGTTGTTCCGATCACTGGCGCTTCGGGCACCTATGACCATGTGGCTGCTGCCGAAAACATCATGAACGAGCAGGGTGTGCCGATGGAAGATCGCACCATCGTGTTCAACACCCGTGACTACAACGGCCTCGCTGGCAACCTTGCGAACGTCAACCGTTCGTTCGGCAACAGCAAGTCGGACAATGCTTACGAGCGTTCGTATGTCGGCATGGTTGCGGGCTTTGAATCGTTCAAGAGCGATGGCACTGTCCGCATCGGCGGTGTGAACCCGACCGTGACGATTGCCACCAACGGCGCGCTTGTCCGCTTCGTTCCCCGTGCACTTGATGCGAACGGCAACAACGTTGACAACCGCACCCAGCAGGTGACCGTCTCGTCGACCACTGGCGTGACCGCTGGTTCGTGCTTTGCCGTCGCTGGTATCGAAAGCGTGCACCAGATCACCAAGCAGCCCACCGGCCAGCTGAAGACCTTCCGTGTCATCTCGGTTGACAGCGGCACCACCATGACGATCTCGCCGCCGATGATTGGCGCGAACTCGTCCCCGACCGCTGCGGAACTTCAGTATAAGAACGTCGAAGTCATTTCGACCTCGGCCACTGCGACCGTGACCTTCCTCAACCGCAACACCACTGGTGCCAACCCGTTCTGGCACAAGAACAGCATTGAACTGCTGCTTGGCCGTTACGCGGTTCCGCAGGATCAGGGTGTGGACGTTATGCGCGGCACGACCGATCAGGGTCTTGAAGTTGTGATGTCGAAGCGTTTCGACAACAGCACCTTCACCAGCCTCTACACGCTGGATACCTTCTTCGGGACGGTTAACACCAATCCGGAACAAAATGGGATTTTGCTCTTCGGACAACCGTAATGAATGTGGGCGGGGGTTTCGGCTCCCGCCCATTTCCCTTAGGGGGTGACGATGCCGCTAAAAAAAGGCAAGAGTGCTAAGGTTATCTCAGCCAATATCCGCAAGGAAATGAAGTCTGGGAAACCTCAAAAGCAGGCCGTTGCAATCGCCTTGAGCATGGCCGGAAAGAAGCGGAAGAAATGAGCCAATTCCCTGACATTATGTATCGCGTCCCCGGTCGCCATTACGGCGCGGATGGGCGCGGGTTTGATTACATCGGGGTCAACACGGCGGAGGAAGTGTTGGCTGCGATTGACGAGGGCTGGCATCTGTCCATTGAGGACGCGATTGCTGCCCTTGATGCTGGGGAGGTTATTGACGAGGTTGCCGAGGCCAAGGCTGTTCTGGCTGATATTGACGGCGACCTTCGTGCTGCGCTTGAGGCTGAGGCTAAGGCGCTCAAGGTTTCCTTCAACGCGCGCACTAGTGACAAGGTGCTTGCCGAGCGGATTGCGGCAGCGCGATGACCACTAAACGTCAGCTTATTGAGGCCGCGCATGCCGAACTAGGCCTCCAAGATTACGTCTTCGATCTCCCGGCGGAGCAGCTACAGCTTGCCCTGCTTCGTCTGGACTCGATGATGGCAGACTGGAACAGCATGGGCTT